CCGCAAAGTTAGCTCACAACTATTTACCTTCTAAGTATCATCTTTTTGAAGGCATATGATGTGACCGGTCTAGTATAATGAATCTAGATAATGGCCATCATTAGTTAAGAACTCTAACGTGGAAGATTTTCTGGATTTAATCCAAATTTTCTGAAACCCTGTACCTCAAACATCCATGCTCCCTTAGCAAGTACTTTATGAAAATAAAGTACTTTCTGAGCGACCACGTTTGATTTGATAAGTACATTAGCATTTCTTACTTTTGATCGGACTTCGTCTAATTCAGGAATAACTAAAGCATCAATGTGATCTTTTAGATTACTTGAGTCTTGTGCTATTCTTGGATCATTTGAAAGACGCTCACTTATATTCATCAACGATTTAATCGTTGGTAAATTTAAAACATCACCATACCCAAAAGAATTGGACGTAGGACATTTATAGTCAGGATCTTTCATTGCTTCCCAATCTATTTCAAACTCATCGATCTGATCCGGATCGAACGTTTTACTATCGTTTAATAATAATTCTGGAACATTTTCCAGATATTTATTAACTTTAGAAACAAGGGCTTTATGGATTACCTGATAGGCCATATCCAATCTTATAGCTAGTAAATAGCTAAAGATCGGATGTTCCTCATTAGGTATAGATGCTTCAGTTGGACATAGCGTGATCAATACTTTACGTATTGCCGCTAAATCCCCATCATGGATCCATCGATAAAATCCATGTAACATATCAACCTTTTTAGCAATATTATGGGCTTTACGCTCGTACATTCCTAAAGTAGTCAATAATGTTTCAACAAGCTCTGGATAGGAAGAAGATCTTTTAGCAAAAAGACCCCGTTCATAGTATGTTCGAATTGTTTGAAATAACAAAGGATATGACTTCCATGTTTTCATGAAAGCATTCACTTGTATTCCAGATACTTCGATACCATCTCTGAACCATCTCTTAGCAAATTCATATGTGTTTGTTGACACATGTGTTTTGTGCTGTGAGATACCTACTCCTAAGGCTCCAACGACCCCTTTGTAAGCTTCCGCTAGTTCGGATCCTCCAATTACTATATCATCACCCAATAAAATGTAATCTTTAGTAGGAAATTTTCCTATTAAGTTCGCACTATATTGGACGATTATATGATGTGACAACGCAAAAACAGCCCAAGAAGAATATGCTCCCATTGGTTGGCCAACTTCATATTTAATGAATTTGTCCTCCCATGGTACATAGAATTCTTTGTCTGATAATATCGATGCCCATGCATTTGCTTTCTCAGTAGAACCTAATAGACTTCTAACTACTCTAGTTTGTAGAGCAAGTGGAAATCTATCAGTTGCTGCTGATAAATCAAATGAGTAATATGGACCTTCAAAATCCACATGTGGATCTTGAGTGAAGGTTTTATCTTGTGGAATTGTTTCTAGTATTTTAAATACCTCATTATGTATTAATCTTAATACATTTTGAGAGTAATAATCTACTATAGCAATTATACGAGATTTACC